TATGTTCCAAAAGAGGGGCATTCGAAGGCGTAGAGCTTGAAACTGTTGGTGGATTAAGAGGAAGAATAAGTTCTTTCTTACAATCTACAATGCCAGCAGAAGAGGCCGAATCAGAAACAGTTGAAACACCAACTGAAGATGGTGGAGCAGACAGCGACGCTTAGTCTTGTACCTACCGCGGGAGGGTTAAATCCCGCACACTTTATTATTAGGATTATATTATGGATAGAAATGAAAAGAGAGCATTAATCGATGCTCTAAAAAAAGGTACCGTTCAGGTTACCTTTCAAAAAATTAACTCTGGTGAAATTAGAGTTATGCCCTGTACCCTTAACCCGCTAGTATTAGAAGCAAACAACGTAAAGCCATCAATCAATAATGTCACTGATGATTCAGATCATTTACCTGCTTGGGCTTTAGATAAAGAAGCATGGAGAAGCTTTAGATTAGATACAGTATTAGGTTGGGAGGTATTATGAAACCAAACGAATTTTTATGGGTCGAAAAATATAGGCCCGACACTATCAAAGATGTAATATTGCCTTCCCATATAAAAGCTACATTTGAGGATATTGTTAACGGAGGTGAACTACACAATATGCTCTTAACCGGAACAGCCGGTCTGGGAAAAACTACTGTAGCAAAGGCACTTTGCAACGAATTAAATTTAGATTATCTTCTTATTAATGGATCAGAAGAAGGTAATATAGACACACTTAGAAATAAAATTAAGCAGTTCGCAAGTACTGTTTCTCTATCGGGTGGATACAAGGTGGTAATTTTAGATGAAGCAGACTATCTAAATCCCCAGTCCACCCAACCCGCACTCAGAGGTTTCATAGAAGAATTCTCAGCTAACTGCAGGTTTATTCTAACCTGTAATTTTAAAAACAGAATTATAGAACCACTGCATTCCAGATGTTCTGTAATAGAATTTAATATACCTAAGAAAGATATGCCTGAGCTTTGCAAGCAGTTTCTAAGTAAGTGTAAAGTTATGCTTAGCACACAAGGTATTAATTATGATACCAAAGTAGTTGCAGAACTAATTATGAAACACCAACCTGATTGGCGTAGAGTAATAAATGAATTACAAAGATATAGTACCAGTGGCAATATTGATACGGGCATCCTAGTAAGCGTTAGCGAGACTTCTATCAATGATCTAATGCTTCATATTAAACATAAAGACTTTAAACGTATGAGACAATGGGTAGCTGATAATATGGATACGGAACCAGCTTCTGTATTTAGAAAGATATATGATAACATGAATGAATATATCGAACCAAAATCAATACCACAATTAGTTCTTATATTAGCAGATTACCAATACAAGAATGCATTCGTAGCAGACCACGAACTTAATCTTGTAGCTTGTTTAACAGAAATAATGGCAGGAGTAGAAATAAAATGAGTTATCAATTGAGTGAAGTACATTACAAAGATGAAACAAAATATAGGGTAGCCTACTATAAAGATGGAAGGGTTATATCAGAAAGGGTATTTGATACCAAAGAAGAAGCAGATGCTTATCTTACAATGAAAGGAACTAGCTTTACAGAACAATGAACCCATTTGATTTTATAAATGCTATTAACTATACTAAGAAAGATCTTATAGTAGATGATGAAACAGAAAAAGCTTATCAACCTTTTTTAGTAAATAGAACATTATCCCATTTTAGAGATACAGTTCTATATGCTAATGAAATGAATATAAACCACCACCTAGACCATCGCCTTCAGAATCATTTTTTTATAAATATAATTACAGCGAAAAAAAGATTCTCTAAATGGGTCAAACCGTCAGAGATAGAAAGTTTGGATGTTATAAAAGAATGTTATGGTTATAGTAATGAAAAGGCTAAAGCAGTATTATCCCTTCTAACACCGGACCAAATTGAACAATTGAAAAATAGGATTAATAAAGGTGGAAAAAGAAAATAATGAAATAAAGGAATGGGTCCCAGCAGATATGCTAGAAGTGACCCTCAACGAACCCGATGATTTTCTTAAAATAAGAGAAACACTAACACGCATCGGCGTCGCATCACGTAAAGATCAAAAGCTATATCAATCTTGTCACATACTTCATAAGCAAGGTAGATATTTTATAGTACATTTTAAAGAATTATTCTTGTTAGATGGTAAGCCTTCTAACTTAATTGAGAATGATATTCAGCGTAGAAATACAATTGCTACGTTGTTATCGGACTGGGGATTGGTCAGTATGTTGAACCCTGCCCAGGCTAAGGACACTGCACCGCTCAGGCAAATAAAGGTAATACCTTTTAAAGAAAAGTCTCAGTGGGAATTATGTCCGAAATATAATATTGGAAATACTAAACAGGATTAAAAAGATAATTTAATTACTTTATTGATTCTCCCAGACTTCATAAGTTTGTGGAATTGTTTAAAAAATTTTTTCATATTGTATACTATTATTTATACAACTAAATTTATAGTTCGTATAAATATATGCGAAGAGTGCGGTATTGGACCGGCTCTCATAACCTTGCTATTTAATAGGAGGAAAATAAAATGGTAAGAAGTAACTTGAACGTACCACGTTCACTATTCGTCGGTTTTGACGGGTTGTTTGAAGACCTTGAAAGGATTCATAACTCTGCTAGAACTGGAACTGATAACTACCCACCACACAATATCGTAAGAGTGGATGATGAAAATTTCATCATTGAATTAGCCGTTGCGGGCTTCTCGGAAGAGGATCTTTGCATCGAGGTAAAAGACGGAATTCTTAAGGTTAGTGGTAACACGGGCGACGATGCGAGATCGTATGCGTATAAGGGAATATCATCCCGCAAATTTGAGAAGAGCTTCCGTCTCTCAGAATTTGTCGTAATAGATGGTGCTGACTTGAAAGATGGAATACTCGTGGTGAATGCCAGAGTTGAGATACCTGAAGAGCAGCGTCCGAGGAAGATCAACATAGGGTCTACTGGGACATCAAAGAAGAAGAAAACCTTATTGAACGAGTAGGTTTTCCAATTAGCGAAACCTGGTAGGTTATAATAATAATAATTTACCGGAGATTAATCATGACACAAATTAAGGCTTATCTAGCTGATAATCATGACATCGTTAAGGCCTTAAAAGATATGTTCATAACCGCCGCAGTTGCTGCACTTTGCATAGGAACAGCACCAGCACTAATTTGGTTAACAGCAATATCTTTCTAAGGATTAATTGAATCATTCATGCGGGGGGTAGGAAACTACCCCACCGTCTCTTGAGAACAAAATGAAATATATACTAACAATTGGAATAATTTTACTACCTTGGGAAATAGCTATTATACTATTGCTAACATCTATATTCAGTTAGGGGGTTTACTTTCGGCCCAAACTGTGGTATAATACATACATTATGAAATTTTACACTAACATCTCCAGATATGGCAATATGCTCTTATATCGCGGCGTTGACGGCAATAAAAGAATTTCCTACAAAGAAAAATATAAGCCCACTCTATACGTGGCAACCAACAAAGCTACCCAATATAAATCCCTAGATGGAACACCCGTTGCTCCTATCCAGTTCGAAGATATGCGCGAGGCCAGAGATTGGGTAAAAGAAAACCAAAACGTAGCAGGCAGAAAGATATTTGGTAATACCAGGCACACCGCAGCTTTTGCCAATGACCTATTTCCCGGCACTATAGAATTCGATAGATCTAAAATTAACGTAACCACTATCGATATAGAAGTAGAATCAGATGGGGGATTTCCAGAGCCAAGAGATGCTATGAGAACCGTAACTGCTATCTGTCTTAAAAATAATATCGATAATACATATTATGTTTGGGGCTTAGGCGACTACGATGTATCTAAAACCATTATGAAAACCAACCGCGTGGTTTACAAAAAGTGTGCCAACGAAAAAGAATTACTCATAGATTTTATTAACCACTGGGCTACACCGTCCAAAACCCCAGATATTATTACTGGCTGGAACTCTAAGTTCTTCGATATACCTTACATCGTAAATAGAATTAAAAGGGTATTTGGCCCAGACCTCGGCGAACAAAACGTTAAGAAACTTTCACCATGGGGAATATACGAAGAACGTGAAGTTAGAATTGGTTATAAATCCCAGAACAGAAACCAAACATACGATTTCCACGGCATATCCCAAATGGATTATATGGAAGTATTTAAAAAGTTTGGCTATGCATACGGCCAGCAAGAATCATATTCACTTAATAATATAGCTCACGTAGTACTGGGCGAAGCTAAACTATCATACGAAGAACATGGTTCGCTATTCGATCTATATAAAGCCGATCACCAAAAGTTTATCGATTATAATATTAAAGATGTAGAACTAGTCGACCGCTTCGAGGATAAAATGGGTTTAATTACTCTTGCTATTACTATGGCATATCGCGGCGGTGTTAACTACACAGATACATTTGGCACTACTGCAATATGGGATTCTATTATCTTCCGTGATCTTTACCAAGATAATATTATCGTTCCCTTTCCTATAGAACAAGACAAAGGCGATTATCCCGGCGGCTATGTTAAAGAACCACAGGTTGGCATGCACGATCACGTAGTATCCTTCGACCTTAATTCTCTATACCCATCGCTTATTATGCAATATAATATGTCGCCAGAAACTATCATAAACGAAACAACTCCGGGCATGGACGTAGATACAGTATTGGGTATGAAATCTATATCAAGATCACCAGATACCTGCGTGGCAGTTGGCGGCCAACACTTCAGAACAGATATCCAGGGCGTACTACCTAAGATCATCGAAGAAATGTACACTGAAAGGGTAGATGTTAAAAAGGCTATGATTAAAGCCCAGAAAGAACTACAGAAGGTTAACAAAGACGATAAGCAAGAAATATATAGAATACAAAAAGATATATCGCTTAACGAAAACAGACAAATGGCTATCAAGATCCTGCTTAATAGTTTATATGGCGCATTAGGCAACAGATACTTTAGATTTTTCGACCAACGTGTAGCAGAAGCTATTACTTTATCTGGCCAAGCTATTATCAGATGGGGTGAAAATGCTGCTAATGACTATCTAAATAAGGCCCTTAAAACGTCCACAGACTACGTATTAGCAATCGATACCGACAGCTTATATATTGGTCTAGGCCCATTAGTAGAAAAGGTTAAACCGGCCAATCCTATAGACTTCCTAGACAAAGTTGCTAAAGAAGCTATAGAACCTGTCTTTATAAAAGCATACGATAACTTCTATAAACTATTTGGCGGCTATGCTAACAAGATGGTAATGTCCAGAGAGGTTATAGCAGATCGTGGCATATACCTGGCCAAGAAAAGATATATCCTAAACGTAATAGACAACGAAGGTGTTAGATATGCTACACCTAAAATTAAAACTACCGGTGTAGAAGCTAATAAAAGTTCTACCCCCGAAGTTTGCAGAGAAGCTCTGAAAGAAATGTTTAAGCTAATTATTTCCACAGACCAGGCATCAGTCCAAGATGCTGTACAAAAGTTCAAAGATCATTTCTTTACTCTCAGGCCAGACCAGATTGCTTTTCCACGTGGGGTAAATAATATAACAGATTACGTACAAACACCCAAATCTTACGATACACCTAACGGTAAAACATATTATGGTGGATATAAAAAAGGTACACCTATCCACGTACGTGCAGCAATTATGTACAACCAAGAAAGAAATAGTAAAGATCTAAAACAATATCCGCTACTTAGAAACGGCGATAAGCTTAAATTTGTTTATCTTAAAAAAGGTAAGTACAAAGAAAACGTAATTGCTTTCCCAGAGTTCTTGCCAAAAGAATTCCATTTAGAACAGCACATCGATAGAGAACTACAATTCCAAAAAACATTCCTCGATGCTATAGAACCTATTCTAAATACAATCGGCTGGACCGCCACAAAAATTAATTCATTGGAGGATTTCTTTGGGTAAGAGCGCACCAACAATATTTGAAGCATCAAGAAATGTATCTTGGAGAGCTGCTTATGATGGGCGTAATAAAGGGGCTGTAGCTCAGTTGGGAGAGCGCCTGGTTTGCAACCAGGAGGTCGTAGGTTCGAACCCTATCAGCTCCACCACCTTTAAACCAAAACCAAAGCAGGTATTTAAAATATGAGAATAATGTACGTAGGAACTAAGCCAGGTAATTTCCCACCAGAAAGATCACCGACCATTCGTAGAATATCTAAATGGTCAGATGCTGCTGGTATTGTAGATTGGGATTGGACTAATCTTTCTAATCCAGAACATATGAAAAGAATAGAAGGCTGCAAAGTAATAGCTATGGGTAATGAAGTCCATGATTACTTTGTTAAGAATAATATAGAACACTTAAAGGTTCCACACCCGTCTGGGTTGAACCGTATGTGGAACGATCCCGAGCTAGAACCAAAAGTGATAGAACAAATTAGGGGTTTACATTTAAATGAAACTATGGTATAATATACCAATTATGGAGAAAATATGAAGAATATACAATTAATTAGGCTTACGTCTGGCGAAGAAATTATCGCTGATGTAGATCTAAATGGGATCGATACAGATACTATCATAATGAAAGATGCGATTGTTCTTATTCCAGCAGGAGAAGGTAAAATAGGATTTATGCCATTTATGCCTTATACCAAAGCTAAAGATGGAATAGAAGTTGATTTAAAGTTTGTTATGTTTATGGTAGAACCTGTAAAAGATTTAGTTGAACAACACAGAGCAGCTACAAGCGAAATAGAATTACCAAACAGTAAGATTATATCATGAGTAAAGATTGGGTAAAAGATATTAACGAAATGCAAACCAAGTATAAGGTTCATGATTGGATTGCTAAAGCAGATGAATCCCAATTAAGATCTTATTTAGAGTTTAGAATAGATTTCTTAAGAGAAGAATTAGATGAAACAGAAACAGCTCTTATTAATATGGATGGAGAAGAAATCGTAGATGGTCTAATAGATCTATGCGTTGTTGCTATTGGTACATTAGATTCATTTGGTATCGATCCATATGAAGCATGGGATAAAGTTTTAAAAGCAAATATGAATAAAGAAATTGGTGTTAAACCCGGTAGACCTAATCCATTAGGATTACCAGATCTTATGAAACCAGAAGGTTGGGAATCACCATCTCACGAGGGAAATCATGGTAAGTTGCACGATATTCAATAGCATATATGATAATAAAACGAATAAAAGAATGGACTACGAAACCTTCGAACAGTTCGAAGACGTCCTCGTCGGACTCCATAAATCTGACAAGTACTCTAAAAAATCTGAAGCTCCTCTTATCAGTCCTGCTACATATTTGCCTGATAGTACTCGTGCTAACAATAACGTGGTTAGCTGGGGCGGTTTTGGTATTCTTGATGTCGATGACTTTGTAGGAGATCTAAATGAAATTGAAAAACATTATGAACAATATCGCTATTTCTGTTATAGCACCGCTTCTAGCCGTATTGATAACCCTAAATTTAGGCTTGTTTTTCCTCTCACTCATTGGGTAGAAAAAGACAATATTAAACATTTCTGGTTTGCACTAAATAAAGAGATTGGCGATATAGCCGATGCACAAACAAAAGATTTATCCCGTATGTATTATGTTCCCTCACAATATAAAGATGCACACAACTTTTGTTTCTCACACGATGGTGATATAATGGACCCAGCAATATTAATGGCTAAGCATCCGTATGTAAACCCAGCAGAGTCTTTCTTCGATAGATTACCAGATGCAATTAAAAACGGTTTAATCGAACATAGAAAATCACAATTAAATAATACTAATTACGAATGGACAACTTATGCTGATTGCCCGTTTGTTAATAAAAAACAAATACAAGAATACAAAAATATAACTGGCACGGGCTGGTATTTAAAAATGTATCAAATAATGGTTTCAACAGCCGGCAATGCAATGCAACGCGGCTATCCTATTACCTCACAAGAAATAGCTCACATCTGCAGATCTCTAGATATGGACACAGGTAATTGGTATGAAAAAAGAGATTTAGAAACAGAAGCAAGCAGAGCAATCGAGTTTGTATTTAGAAATAATTTATGATAAAAGAAAGCGATATAATAACAGATTTTAATGGAATCTATAGTGGTGTGCCAACAAAGGCATTTATTCAAGAGCGTAATACAAAGGCAGAAGGAACTGACGATACAGAAGAGAGAAAATATTTTAGATGGGATTCTGAATTTCCAGAAACTGATTTACCCAATCATTTCGATAGATTAACCTGGTACGATGGTATTGGTTATGATTTAAAGGATACAATTCTTAATAATATAGATAATAAACTATATGGATGGTCAGGAGTTAAAGTAAGCGATTGGGTTCAAAAACAAGTTAAAAAAGAAAAGATAGATTATTTCTTAATTTGGAAATGGACAAATGGATGGACTCAGCCACTAGAAGAAGGTAAAGAATACAAATATGAAGTTTTGGGTGTAGTCGATGCGCAAGAAGCTTGCAAACATTTAAAAGAAGATAATTTTGGGAATGATCGATTTAGATTTCCAATGCAGGGAATGGACCATTAGGAGATATTATGGCAGGCGAAGATACAATTAAAAAAGTTGGGATTACAGATAAACTTTATCATAGAATGGAGATACCTGAAGATTACCACGGTAAAGATATTATTATAGGCGATTGGTTAGGAGAGGTATATCATACTCCAACTAATCAGTAT